GGGTGCCGACGATAGCGACCTGAAGGTTGCCGAGAAGAGCCGCCGTGTCGGCCTGACATGGGCCGAGGCGTCCGACAACGTTCTGATCGCATCGAAGTCCCGCAAGGCCGGCGGGATGAACGTGTACTACATCGGCTACAACATGGACATGGCGATCGAGTACATCGAAGCCTGTGCCATGTGGGCGCGCGTGTTCAACCAGGCCGCCTCTGAGGTCGAGAAGGCGAAGAGGTTTTCAAGGACGGCGACGACGAGAAGTCGATCAAGACCTACACGATCCGCTTCGCCAGCGGATTCCGCATCGTGGCACTGTCCTCGCGCCCGGCGAACCTACGCGGCAAACAGGGCGTGGTGGTGATCGATGAGGCGGCATTCCATGGCGCCCTTGACGACTGCTGAAGGCCGCCCTCGCGCTGCTGATCTGGGGCGGCAAGGTCCGCGTGATCAGCACGCACGACGGCGACCAGAACCCGTTCAACGAGCTTGTCAACGAAATCCGCTCGGGCGGACGCAAAGGGAGCGTCCACCGCATCACCTTCAAGGAAGCCGTTGACCAGGGGCTGTTCGGACGGGTCTGCATGCGCAAAGGCGTGCCGTGGGATGCCGATGCCCAGGCCAAATGGATCGCGGACGTGTATGCCTTCTATGGCGCTGCAGCCGAGGAAGAACTGGATGTGGTGCCGTCGCAGGGCAGCGGCGCCTGGCTGAGCACGGCACTGGTCGAAGCGCGCATGTATGGCGCACCTGTGCTGCGCTACACCTGCCCGAAAGGCTTCGAGGAACTGCCGGACGCGCATCGCGCCGAGGTCATCCAAGAGTGGCTGGACGCCGAGGTGGCTCCACTACTGGATGCCCTCGTTCCGGATCTGCAGAGCGTGCTGGGTCAGGATTTCGGCCGCACGGGGGATCTGACCGTACTGGTGCCAGCGCAGATCGAGCAGAACCTGCGCCGGCGCATCCCGTTCATCCTCGAACTGCGCAACATGCCGCACCGACAGCAGGAGCAGATCGGCAAGTTCGTGATCAAGCGACTGCCGCGCTTCGTCAAAGCGGCAGTCGATGCCCGCGGCAACGGCAACGCGGTGTCCGAGTTCCTGGCTCAAGAGTTCGGCTTCAGCCGGGTGGCGCTGGTGATGGCCACCGAGGGCTGGTACCGCGACAACATGCCGCCGGTCAAGAAGGCGTTCGAGGACGACACGATCGCCGTGCCGCGCGACAAAGACGTGCTGGGCGACCTACGTGCCATCAAGGTGATCAAGGGCGTGGCGCGCGTGCCAGAGCGCAGCGTTGGCAGGGATGGCGGACAGCGCCACGGCGACGCCGGCATTGCCATTGCCCTCATGTACTACGCAAGCCCGCAACCCCGGCGCCGAGATCGCCTGGACGGCGATGCCGGTGTCCGCGCGCGGCTATGACACCGTCTCCTACGACGACGACGATCTCTCTATTCCGGAACCCGAAGCATGGTGACTCCCTCCCGCATCCTGGGTCCCGATGGGCAGCCCATCCGAACCGGCGACCTGGCCGAACCCCAGACGGCACGCCTGGGTTCGCTGCAGCGCGAGTTCCAGGGGCACCCGTCGCGCGGGCTGACCCCCTCGCGCCTGGCTAGCATCCTGCAGGCGGCCGAACAGGGCGACGTGATCCGCCAGTACGAGCTGTTCGAGGACATGGAAGAGCGCGATGCTCACATATTCGCGGAGATGGGCAAACGTCGCCGGGCCGTGTCCGGCCTGGCCTGGAAGATCGAGCCGCCGCGCAATGCCCCGCCGCGGAGAAGGCCGCCGCGGCAACCCTGCAGGAGATGCTGCTGGCGGTGGAAGACATCGACGGCATCCTGTTCGACACCACGGATGCGGTCGGCAAGGGCTTCGCGTGCCAGGAGATCGAGTGGGATCGCTCGGGCAGTGAATGGATGCCGGCGTCGATCGAGTTCCGGCCGCAGTCCTGGTTCCAGCTACAGCGCGGCTATCGGCAGGAGATCCGCCTTCGCACCGGCACCGGCGATGGCGAGGTGCTGCAGCCGTTCGGCTGGATCACGCACGTCCACAAGGCCAAGAGCGGATATCTGGAGCGCGCCGCGTTGTTCCGTGTGCTGGTCTGGCCCTACCTGTTCAAGAACTACAGCGTCGCCGACCTGGCCGAGTTCCTCGAGATCTACGGCATCCCACTGCGGGTGGGCAAGTACCCGCCCGGCGCCAGCGAGAAGGAGAAACTGACGCTGCTGCGCGCCCTGATGCAGATCGGGCACAACGCCGCCGGCATCATTCCCGATGGCATGGTGCTGGACTTCCCCACGATTGCTGACGGCGATCCGGACGCGTTCATGGCAATGATCGACTGGTGCGAACGCAGCCAGTCGAAGGCGATCCTGGGCGGCACGCTCACCAGCCAAGCTGACGGCAAGACCAGCACGAATGCCCTGGGCAATGTCCACAACGAGGTGCGTAAGGAGTTGAAGGACTCCGACGCCGCGCAGCTCGGCCGCACGATCTCCCGCGACCTGGTGTATCCGCTGGCGGTGCTCAACGGGCTGGTGGCGAGCGGCGACTACCGGCGCTGCCCTCGCTTCGTGCTGGATGTTGCCGAGATCAAGGATATCGGCACCTATGCGACTGCCTTGCCGGCGCTGGTGCGGCTCGGCATGCGGATCAAGCGGAGCTGGGTGCACACCGAGCTGGGCATCCCGGAAGCCGAGGCGAACGACCAGGACGTGCTGGTCGATGCTGTCCAGCCGGCCCCGGTCGCCCCTGCCTGCGCCGGGACGCGCCGCCGCCAGCCTGCACCTGCGCACGGCAGCGGCTGCGCAGCCTGTCGTGCCGCGCGATCGCGAGGATCAGTTGGCACGGCTGTTGGCCGAGGAGGCTGACCCGATCATCGGCGAATGGGTCGACCGCATCCGCGACCTGGTCGATCGCGCGCAGGGCCTGGAGGACGTGCGCGATGGGCTGCTGCAGTTGCTGCCGGACATGGACGCGCGCCGTTTCGGCCAGGTGATGCAGCACGCGCTAGCGATCGCCGGCGCCGCCGGCATGCTCGACGCTCTGGAAGACAGCCGTGTCTGAGATCCGCGGCAACTTCGGGAGCATGCCGGAGGCGGAGAGCTACTTCAGGCAGAAGGTGAACCTGCCCACCCGGCGCTGGGACGATTTGTGGCAGGGCCAGCACGCTCGCGCTTTCGTCGTTGCAGGGGCTACGCGCGACGCGTTGTTGACCGACCTGCGCCAGGCCGTCGATGCCGCGATCAGCAAGGGCGAGACGCTGCAGGACTTTCGTGCGCGTTTCCGGGACATTGTTCAGCGCAACGGATGGTCGGGGTGGGCGGGCGAAGGTACGCCCGGCGGCGAAGCCTGGCGCACGGCCACCATCTACCACACCAACCTGCGCACGGCGTACCAGGCTGGCCGCTGGGAGACCCTCAAGCGATTCCCCTACCTGAAGTACAAGCACAACTCGGTGCGCAACCCGCGCGAGCAGCACATGCACTGGGATGGCCTGGTGCTTGCGACAGACGACGCCTGGTGGCGCGAGCACTATCCGCCCAACGGCTGGGGCTGCCGCTGCAGCGTCATCGGCGTGTCCGAGGCAAAGCTGCGCGCCACAGGCAAGGAGCCGGACCAAGCGCCGCCGCCGATCCCCGGAGATCCACCGCCGGAGTGGGCCTACAACGTCGGTCACGCTGCCAGCGGCGAGCACATCGCTGACGCCGTGCTGGCCAAAGACGCCGCGGCGAAGTGGAGCGAGCTGCCGGGCCGCACAGCGGCCGACTATGGTCGACCCGCCCAGTTGCCGCTGGACACTGCACGCGCGGCGCCGCTCGAGCGCGGCGTGCGTGACCCGCAGCAGGTGCGCCAGCTTTGGCAGGATCTGTATGGCCAGACGCGCACGCTACGCGATCCGTCCGGCGCCGAAGTTATGCTCACAGACCAGGTCGTGGAGCACTGGCTGGAGAAGCCAGCCCGCCTGGACGGACGTGAGAAGTACCTGCCGCTGCTCGCCGAGACGATCGAGAACCCCTACGAGATCTGGGCCAACTGGGCGCGCAACGATGCCGGCCAGGTCAGCCTGCGGCGGTACTACGTCAAGCGCGTTGAGATCGAGGATGAGGGCAAGCGCTACGCGCTGACGACGATCGCCGAAGTGCTGCCGGGCGGCGCGTGGGGATCGTTCGACTTCTTCCGGGGCGCTCGGCCGCAGGTGCGATCGCGCCAGGGACTGCTGGTGTGGGGACGGCCGGAGTGAGGGGCCTTTGCACACAGACGCGCCAACACGCTCTGCGGCGCTCCCTGCAGGGCCAAGGGTGCTGGCCCACCCTGTGGGAGGATTGCGGCGAAGCCGCGACGCCGGGGGCGGCTGGACCCCAGCCCGTGGCCGGAGCTTAGCATGGCCGATAAGCCGCTGATCCTGGATGTCAGCACCGACCAGGCCGAGCGCTGGTTCGCTCGGCTGCTGAGCCGCGCTAGCGACCTGAGCGGCCTGATGGCTGACATTGGCGAGACGCTGACGGAATCGACACAGGGGCGCTTTGACACCGGCATTGGGCCGGATGGCGTCGCCTGGCAGGAACTGGCTGACGGCAGTGGGCGCACGCCGCTGAAGGAAACCGGCCGCATGCGCGACGGCATCCACCCGGCCAGCGGGCCGGACTGGGTCGAGATCCGCGCAGATGCCAAGCAGGCACGCTGGCACCAGGAAGGCACCGGCCCCTACGAGATAGTCGCCAAGCCGGGCAAGGCGCTGTTCTGGCCGGGGATGCAGACGCGCACGGACAAGTCGGGCAGGGAGGGGCCTGCCTTCGTAAAGCGGGTGCATCATCCGGGCCTGCCGGCGCGCCCGTTCCTCGGCGTCTCGGCTGAGGACGACGCCAGCATCACCACCCTCGCCATCGCCTGGCTCGAACTGGACGCCGCCCCCGGCAATCTGGACCCGCCCGGAAACGGCGCCTGAAGCGCTGTGCGCGCCCCTGAGCGCGGCGGTGGTGCCTCCCTCCCCCCGCTCGGGGCGTGTGCAGCGATTTAAACGGCTCTCTAACGCCCTTCGGTCCGGCGCCGAGGCCGCCGGTTCGCACGGGACCCGCAATCGGCCGCCTCGGTGCTATGGTTTGCGCCACCCCGGCCGCAGACGCCGCGGGCGCCCGACGCAGCATTAGCAAGGGCTAGTCCCAGCGCGGAGGGTGTCGCCTGGAAGCTGGGCGGCATGTCGAAGTCCACCCGCTCCTCCGCAATGAGCCACGCCATCGCGCTCGCCGCCTGCAGCTTCACGCTGCCGGCGCCCGCCGAGGACGCGCGGACCATCGAGATCCAGCTCACCCCTGCCGGGGCCTTCAAGCCGCGGGATGGCCGCGAGATGAAGGTGCCGCACTGGTACATCGACCAGGCCGTGGCCAGCCGCGTGATCGCCAACTTCGCCGCGCGGCAGAACCCCGCGGTGCTCGACTACGAACACCAGACCCCTGCGCACCGAGGAGAACGGGCAGCCCGCGCCGGCCGCCGGTTGGATGAACAGCCTGAGTTGGCGCGAGGGGTCGGGCCTATGGGCAAACGTCGAGCTGACGGCCCGCGCTGCCGATCTCATCCGCTCAGGCGAGTACCGCTACGTCTCCCCTGTTCTGTACTACGACGAAGCCACCGGGGAAGTGCTGGCGATCGAGATGGCTGCGATCACCAACAACCCCGCTATCGACGGCATGTCCAGCCTCGCCGCCCGCGCCGCGGCCACGTTCGCCCACCACCAAGAGAAAGACACCATGAATCTGCTCGCCGCACTGCTGGCCGCCCTGGGCCTGCCCGAGTCGACCACCGAAGACCAGGCCATCGCCGCCTGCAGTACGCTCAAGCCCAAGCTCGACACGCTCGACAAGCTCACCACTGAACTGGGCGCCGCCGCGCCGGACGCCGCGTTGGCCGCCTGCAGCGCGCTCAAGACCAAGGCCGCCGCCGCCACGCCGGACCCGGCCAAGTATGTGCCGGTCGCCGCGCTGGAAGATGTCCGCACCCAGCTCGCCGCGCTGTCGGCCGAGCGCACCGCGGAAAAGGTCGACGCCCTGGTCGAGGCCGGCTTGGCCGGATGGCCGCATCCTGCCGTCGATGAAGGACTGGGCCAGCGAACCTCGGCAAGAAGGATCTCGCCGCGCTGTCCGCCTATCTGGACAAGGCCGCCCCGATCGCGGCGCTCGCCGGCACCCAGACCCGCGGCCAGCCGCCGGCCGGGACCAAGGACGAGCACGGCCTGACGGCGGGCGAACTGGCCGGTGTGCTCGATGACGGGCATCGCACCGAAGGACTACGCCGCGGCCAAGCCGGCGACCGCCTGACCGTAGTCGGCGCCATCCCTGACACACATCGAGGAATCCCTGCATGACTGCAGCAACCCAAGGCCGCCAGACCCCGCGGCGTGACGCCATTGACCTGGCGCTGCTGGTAAATACCGGCACCACCATCTATGCCGGCACCCAGGTGTCGCTGCTTACCGCCACTGGCAAAGCCGTGCCGAGCGGCACCGCAGGCTCTGGCCCTGCGATCGCTGTGGCGCAGGAGACCGTCACCGGCGACGGCGCCGCAACGGTCAGGGCCAAGCGCGGCCTGGCCTGGCGCTTCGACAACAGCGCCGGCGGCGACGCGATCTCGATCGTGGACATCGCCAACACCGCGTACATCGCCGAACGATCGACCGTGGCGAAGACCGACAACAGCGGCGCTCGCAAGGCCGCCGGCAAGATCATCGACGTGGACGCCGCCGGCGTCTGGGTCCTGGTCGGCTGATTCCGCCTCCATCCGAATCCCGCATCCGACAGGACACACATCAATGCAAGTCACCCGTGGCACTCTGAACACCCTTTTCGTTGCGTTCAACGCGGCCTTCAAGCAGGGCTT